TTATTCCACCTCCACTAATTTGTGATTTGGCAATGACAACATATGGCCTTCTAATTCGATCTTGGTAAAGATTCCATTCGATCTTAAAACTTTGTATTTTCCTGTTAAATAAAAGAAATCACCAACTTGAAATCCGTCAAATTCTTTAAGCATTCCATCCGAGGTAACCTCTTTAAAACCATTTTCTTCGTATCGATCGACTGTTTCTGTTTCTCCTTTTTCAAATGGATCTAACTGGACATATTCTTCTCCAATTTCTTTGACTTGTAACTTTCCGAGTACAGTTACATAAGAACCTTCTTTGAACATTATTCTTCCTCCTTTAGATATAGAAAAAGAGCAGCCGCTAGGCTACTCCTTCTTGTCTGTAAATTCTTGGCCATCACCGTAATCTGATTTTTGTTCATCTTGATACTGGCTGCTAGCGATATTTAAGAACACACCAGCTAAAGTTGCAGCAGCCGTGATCGTTCCAACAATAATTTCTGTCGAGAAGCCATATAAACCACCTAGAGTTACGATAAAAGCCGTGATACCTGGCACGCCAACAGTTAAAACTTTTTTAGCTAAATCATACTGTTTATTAGTTAATTTCATGATAGTACCTCCTAATGTTCATCTATTTCTTTTTGTTGCAAAATACCTTCATCACGTACATTTAAATTAGATACCTTAGCACGCAATGTGTCACCAGTCCCATTTCCGCCTAGATTCTTATAGGCTTCAAATAGATAATCAAAGTTGTTCAACTCACCAACAGTGATATACCCACGCTTGATGTACTCATCTGCTTTGTTCCATATTTGATTATGGAGTGAAGCCTTCTCAGCTTTGACGATTTTCTGGCTTCTAACCTCAGCCATCGCCTGATAATCCTCTACATTTTTAAGGCGTTTATCTTGTTCCGTATTCGCTGTTTCTAAGGCTGTGATTGTTTGTTCCCTAAGATCATTCTCAGCTCTTTTAGCTTTAACTAGTTTGGTGACCCATGTTCCCACCCGCCAAAGGGTAGCCAGTAGGCCACTACCAAATACCGCTGCCCAAAAGCTGTTGATCTCCAAAAATTCTTTCATTCTAATTTCCCCCAACTGAACATATGCCACCTACTTTCCAAAATAAAAAGCACCCGATCACTCGACTGCTTGCCCGCCTGCATATTCTTCGTATCCTTTATCGATAAGCGCCTGTCTAACTTGCTCTCTAATTGCAGTAGGTACCGCTTCGACAGTTCTGCGACCATTTATGATTAAATTTACATATACTGCTACCATTACGCTTCACCTCCAGCCATCATTTCATAGATTTCTGCGATTGCTTCTTGTGTTGCCAAAACTTCTTCTGCTGACGCAACGCTTAGTGTTTCCCATTCGTTCGTGATCCAGTTGAATCCAATGACTAATGTGTTCTCGTCTTCTGGAGGTTCGATTTCGGTGAATGGCCGATATACGGCTACATCCTCTGGGAAATAGTATGGTGTCTTATCTTTTCGTTCCGCGTTGTAAACTTTCTTATATCCGTTCATATTGAATTCCTCCTACTAAGGTTCTAATGCTGTGACACGATTTGCCAATGCATTGAGTTCTGTTTTGTCTGCTTTGTTTGATAGCAGGTACGTAATATACTCGTCCGTAAACTGCCATGTATAATCCGATTCGGTTGTGGAGTTTAGGAAACCTATGCCTTTTCGCATGGGTTGGTAGTCTAGGACAGATGTGGCTTCTGATGGTGGTCGTGTGTAAGGTATTGCAGAACCTTTTGAGAATTTTATATCATATAGTGTAACTTCGTCCCCAATTGTATAGGTTGCACCTTGTGAAGATACAGGATCAAAAGATATAAATACACCATTATCAGATTTAATTGTCATTGGAATATTAACGGTTCCAGTGCCACTATAATAAGTAGTATCATTCGAAGTTGTGAAATTGATTAATCTAAGCCTTAGATAATTATCAGATTTAACATCATATTTAAATGATAGGTAGAAAACATCACCAACGTTTCCTATTTGGTCAGACGGTATATTTGCAATAGGCCGATAGTATGGGTCATCTGCGACCGTTGAGGTTATCTTTATACCCCCGTCTGGTAAATTTTCTATACCAATTCTTTGCGAAGACTCAGATCCATTTGCGCTTACCGGAAAAATTGGTACTTTGGCACCGACAGCTGAACTACTACCACTTAACGTTTTGGTAATTAGTAGATTCTCATTAGGATATTTCGTCCCCCACTCTCCACTCGCCATTTTATAAGCAGTATATAGCCTCAATCCAGCCTTCAGTTCATCGACTTTAACTTTCGCCTCAGCCACTTCTGTATTCATTGCACTTAATTCTGTCTGTATCTTCGGAAGTTCCTCTTGGATTTTAGCTTGCTCTGTCTGGGCTATGGCTTGTGTTTCGGTTGCCCATTTAGTTATATTGGTCTTTGCAGATTCGCCAACAATTGAGACATCTTCTAATTTAGCAGCTATATCTGTCTTGGCTGTTGTGACTGCGGAATCCACCTCCAATAATTTATCGTCAAATTCATCCAATTTCTTTTCTAGTCTGTTTTCATAAGCTTCTGCAGTTCCGTTGTCCAAATCAGCATTTTCCAGCACGATAATTCGAATATTTTCACTTGATACCAGCTCGATATCAGACTTATACACACGTAAATACGCACGTTTATATGCCCCTTCAACTGAGGCGTTACCAGAAGAAAAAGTGTATTTTACTTTGCCTTTTGAACGGTCCAAAATTTCGCATTCTCCGCTGGTTAATTGTCCGTTGTATAGATTTCCCTCGAACATGACTTTTGCATTTTCTGGTATAGCGTAATAATCACCATTCTGATATAAAACGAATTCCTCGTGTTGAATAGATTGATCGCCAACACGCAATGTGATTGGCGTTGGCGATATAGCAACCCTTTTATCTAAATGTAATTCAATCATCGTTTATCCTCCAATGCTACTATTCAGCATCCTCTTTTTCGAATTCATCAAGTAATCGATCATATACTTCGGCATCTTTTCCTGATAGCATGCCATCATAGTCTTCCAAGATTCGAGGAATCTCGTCAAAATTTCGGGCATACATGCCACCTTCAATAACAACTTCTTCCTCCATGAGGATCGCTTGTTCCTTATTGAATCCAGCTACATCTTTTGCATCTTGATCATCACCATCTTTTAGTTGCCCATTTTCATCCAACAAACTGAACTTTTCCATGAGTGACTTTTCTTCATCTGATAATTCTTTGAACGCTTCTCGAATCCGTTTAACTAATTTTGTACGATGACGGCTATCCTTATTTGCCTTGAGTGTCATACCTTCTAGGAAATTGATTGCTGGTGCTAACTCGTTGTTCTTCAATGTGATTTTCATTTTAATTCCTCCATAAAATAAGAGCTAAAAGCTATGCAGCTTCTAACTCTCTTACTTTGTTTTTTAATTGATCGACCTCGTTTTTTAGAGATTGGATCAATGGGATCATATAAATCGATAAACGATCATAAGCTAGCGATTCGACTCGTCCATCATCACCGTAGACCACAACTTCGTTCAGTCCTAATGCGTCAAAATCATCGGCAATAAAGCCGTAATACTTTTGATTGGACCCTTCACGTTTCATATGTTCTTTATCAATCCATGAAGCTGGTGTAATTTCAAATAATTTTTGAGCTTTATAAGAAATTCCATCCAAGTATTCGATGTTTGATTTGTAACGTCTAGCAGATGAAACACGACGTACAGTTCCATTATTATCAATTGTTAAATTGGCTGTGCCAGAGGCTGTTGTAATAGCTTTTATAAAGAAATCTCCTGTTGATCCGACCATGACAGAAACGTTTCTCCCCCTTACAACTACTTCATACCCAGCTTGCAATGTTGCGGTTGCTGCTAACCGTTTTACACTGTCACCGGCACCGGAATAGACACGTGTGGTGCCTAACGATAAGGATGGAATGATTTTATAGCCGCCATTAATCATAGATTCATAAGAGTATCCACTTGCAATAGTCACGCCATGCCTACCAAACATCCATGCTCTTGAAGGCATTCCGCCAGATTCATCTACGGCTTCTGTCATCGTTTGGTTTACACCCATTCCAGCACCAACCATGACTTGTTGCCCAGGATTTGATCCTGTAGCATAGCCGTCAGTATAGGTGTTTCCTGTAATGTATGTTTGCGCTGGTTCTAGGTAATCGCTTGAAGATAAAACAACTGCACGTGATCGAGATTGCCAGATTGTAGGTTCTGCACTTGCCATTTTCAACGCAATAGCCGGTCGGCTTCCGGACCATTCGCCACGTTGCCAACTAGACCCACTATAATATTGACCAGAATGTGTCTCCGTATCTAATCCTCCATAAGGAACACTTGTTTCTCCGAATGTTCCTGCGTAGAATTCGATCTTACCATTCATCATATTATAGCCGGCAGCCAAGGTGTTTCCTGTTCCGTTTGGCGATACATATTCACCTCTAGACGAGGTAACACCAGTAGTAATGTTCATTTGGAAAGTGTCATCTAAGTTTTTAATGATTCCTTTGTTGAAAATGACTTCACCAGTAGCTAAATTGATTGTGAGATTCTCACCGCTTATCGTACCAGTGGTAATGTTGCTTGCGTTCAGATTGATTACATTAATCTCATTCCCATCGATCGTGCCGCCGCTTATTCTGTTCGCTGATATCGTGCCTGTCGTAATACTATTTGCAGACAAATTTTCGACTGTAACTTTGCTTGCGTCGATTATGCCAGTAACGATATAAGATGCATTTATATTTTTAACAGTAATTATGTTTGCGTCAATCTCGCCTGCTGTCAATTTATCTGCAGATAAACTAGCTATTTTAGCGTTAGTAACCGCTAAATCAGCTATGTTCGCAGTTTTGATTACACTGTTATCAATAAACGTATTGCCAGTAATGTTTATTTGTTCTCCAGATAATGTAATTGTCTTATTGGCTAAGTCTATTTGAGTCACACTGCCATCCGAATTAGTGATTCTAAAATTCAATTGGCTGGCAAGTTGTGTAATTTGAGAGCTTTGGCCTTCTACATTTTCTGCTAAACTTGTTATTTGACCCGCTAGTTGCGTGACTTGTGTTTGTTCAGCTTTGTTGGCAACCGTACCTTGCAAACTGTCGACCGTTTGTGTTAAATCACTAAATTGAGTGACTGTTGCTTTATTTTCTAAGTCTATCTCGACTTTAGCAATCGTGTTGGAAAACTCTTCATAGTTGCTTTCCAAAGTGTGGATAATAACACCCTGGTCTTCTGTCTTTTGAGAAATTATGTCAATGCTTCCATTTATATCGTCTATTTTGACAACAATAGCCTCATTGCTATTAAGCGCATCTTCTGCTTTTTCTTTCGCTTCTTCGGCAATAGCCTCGCTGCTATTTGCTTTATTTGCCGCAGCTGTAGCTTTAGCTACCGCATCAGCAGAAGCTGTTAATGCATTATCGGCGTTAACTTTAGACTCTTCAGACAACTCCTTTGCCTGTTGGCCCACTACTTTCGCTTCGTCTGCTTTTTCTTGTGCGATACCACCTATAGCTTTTGCTTCATTTGCTTTTTCTTGTGCATTCGCGGCGGTTTCTTTGACTACTTCCATTTCTCTATCAATGGCGTTGGGATTGATAAACGGAACCCAATCGTAACCATCCCAATAGTTCATGATTGTTTCTTCGCCGTCTATTTGATACCAGATATCCCCTTTGTTTGTTGCTGTTGGTCTATCCGGACCTTGGAAAATCTTATTTTTATCATCTGCCGATACCCATGCTTGATTTGCGGTACTTACAGCATTTTCTAGGCCAGCTTGAACCTCTTTACGAAATTCATCATCTTCATTGATTTTCTTTTGGATAATGTTGTCAGATCCGCATGATACGTCATGATCAATAATATTACCTTCAGTATCATAGCTCGTGGTATAAGACATGATTCTGATTTTCTGTTCAAACCCAAGATCTTTATTGATGGCCATAATATAATCGCCCTCATGTGGTTGATCATACTCATAACCAGCTTGTGTTAAATCCTCCATGTCTATATCAACTGATATACCGTAAGAATTTTCTACATCATTTTTTAAACGAGCAATAAAGCTGTTGGCCACAGTATAGCGTTCATCAATGATAGGATCACCTTCAAGCTTTCCATACACATCTGCCAATGGACTAAGGTACTCGACAATCAACCTTCCTTGGGATTCGTCTTCCGGATCAACAAATGCACCGTATCCTTTCAAATAAGTAATGAAGGATCCAGAATCTTTCTCGATCCGCAATTCATTCAAATTGAATCCTTTTTTTACAATTGTTGAAAGGTTAGAGCCGACTTTTTCTAGTATACGGACAATTTTACCGTTAACCGAAAACTCAGCTCCTGTGGAAGATATGAAGTCTTTAAATAAATCCAATCGATTCTTCATACCAAAGTTTTCTTTTTCAAAAGCAGGTATCGTAACTTCTAAGCGGTATTCATATCCGCTACCATCAAATATAAACCGAAGGTAGGCACTTGCTGTGTTAGACCCATTCATTTCAGAATAGATCACTGATTTTTGCATATCAAAAAAGAACTCATGGACTGCGTCAAATTCGACAACACTACGAGTTCCTTCATCAATAGGATTTACATAAGTTAGACAATAATTCTCGCCTTCAAATTGCAGGCGCCAACCGCGGCCGATTCCTTCCAAGATTTCATTGTTTGTGTGGATCGTTCCACTCAAAGATTTCTCTCCGTTCACGCCCTTGGTCTTTTTACATTCAACAATCGCAGAATGTTGTTTGCCTGTTTCGTCAATAAAATTAATCACTCAATCACCCCCTATTTGTAGAGTTCAACAAAATTGAGTAGTTGAATTGTTCCTTCAAAATTTGTTGTTAAAGCAATCTTTTTAGTAGCTGATGGCATTAAAATAAAATGCTCATAATTTGTTTTATCGTTAACATTCAAATCATTCAGCGTTGTTTCTACACCTTTTAACTCCAAGACATCCCCGATTGATACAGGTGTAACGGTGTGATAGACAAAGGTTCTATCACCTATTTTAATGGATATATCATCACTTTGCACTGCACTTGAGGTCAGTCTCAAAACCCAAGGCCATTCAAGTTGGCTGCATTTAGCTGTGCCTTTATAATCAATGGAATCTACTACCGCTAGTGTTATAGGCACCGTTTCTCCAAACGGTAATTCAGCGGTTGATAAATCGACAGAAAAGCGATTAAGCATTCCTGCATCTGTTTTGCCTATGAATGTATAGTTGATTTCATATTCACTAATTACTTTGTAACGATATTTATAGGCTTGATGAGGGATATTCAGTAAATCAATATTCATTCGTTCCCCAGGGTTTTGATATTCGTAAAGATTTTCCATTGTAGGCAGCAGTTTTGTAATATAAAAAGGCCTATCATTACTGATAAGCCCGTTTAATTCATCTTTTTTTTCTTCCAATTCATAAGCATTGGCAGCTAAAAACAATCCCGAAATGGTAATTCTTTTCGCTTTATGCACAGCACCAGAAAAGATATAACCGCTTCTGTTAGCGACTTCTCTTTTGTTTGCTGTAACACTTGGCGAACAATCTTGAAAATCTGTTACAAGTATACCCAGAGAAGAAAGTGTCATTTCCACTCCGTCTTTTGTAATCAAAGCATCCATTCATATCTCCTCCTTACTGGAAATACTTGTCTTTATTTTTTTCTCTTGCTTCTTTACGTTTAACTGTCGTGTAAATCTTATCACCGACTATTTCGTTATAAACATGGATTTCATCTTGTTTCAGATTCGCTTCGGCTACATCTCGATCCATTTCATCGG